CTGCCATTGTTTTCTCCTATAAATGTTATACCTATGGTAAGGCTGTCATATGTATTTACGTAAATGGGAGAAATATGCGTAGAAATAGGCTCAAAACGAACCATTTTGACTATTTGTCAGGAAAGTTGGAAGATTTTTTTGAAATCTTCCACTGTAATAGTACTAAAGTTTCTAAATTTATTTAGTTCTGGCGGACAATAGTTATCAGGTGCTATTACCCTAACAAACTGTGTATTCTTGTGTTCTTTGATTACTGCTGTGGTTTGACGCAACCAGTTTCCAAAGAAAGTTGCACCGTCTGTGCTTTTTTTATAATTAGGAGTGTCTGCATACAAGTTATTAAATTTACTACCTTTTTCTAAACCCTTGTAGTCAAATCCTAAAATATAAATTCTTTCATATCCGTGTTGTGCAGCTAACCATAATGCAGTTGGTCCTGAACTCCATCCTTTTGACGGATTAAACAAATTTAGGTTAGGAATACGCTGATATGCTTTGTTTGGATTTGTCCATACGGTGTGTTTTTTCTGATATCCTGTTTTTGATATTTCAAGTATCATTTTAACATCAACTGCTATTAAATAGTTAGGAACAAATGTTCTGTAAAGGGCATTGCATCCATAAGTTTTTCCTAATGGTGCGAGATCCGGAATATTAATAGGAGATCTGCTAGTGCCATTTCCTATTACAAATGCATTATGATGATCATTTTTTTCACTAGGTATTATATCAGGAAAGTTTTGAGTTTTAGAAAGTCTGCGAGATTCTTTATCAGCTTTTCGCTGGGCTTTTATTTGTTTCCATTCTTCTTTTGAAAACTGACGCTTATCTATTTTAGCCAACGGTTACACTCCCGCTGCTGCTGCTTGTCCTGCTATGCCATACATTTGACGCACAAAATCTAATTCTTTGGCTTTTTCTTCTGTATGCAATTCGCTTGATTTTCTTGCACGATTGATTTGTTTTAAAGTTAATCTTGTTTTACGTGTGTCATCAAGATCAACTATAGAATCGTCATACTGAGGTTCATACCTATTGTCTTCTTTAGGTTCAAGTGTTTCTTTGTCGTAATAAAAAAGTTCTCTCAGTATCATGCTATTATTTATACCTCTGTAGGTTCTCCGCCTGGCGGTGCTTCTGCAGCCGCTGCATCACCTGCTGCTGATTCAGGTGGTGTGCCTTCTCCACCTTCTTCTCCACCTTCTACTGATGCTTGATCTTCTGCACCACTAATATCTGCACTTATGCCTGCACTTGAAATTCCTACGCCGCGCATTTCGCCTGCAGCATCACCCGGTGGAGGTGTTAGAGTTTCATCATTTTCTTCTCTCCACATGCGTTCATTCTCTGCAAGATCTTCTGCACTAAATCCTAAGAAACGTTTTAGAGCAAAGCGATTTGAAATAAATGGAATTGCTTGTACTTGTGCAAATGAACTTATACGTTGGTTGTCAAGTTCAGTTTGTCTGTATGCTGCAAAGTTTTGTGGTGGCATAAATTTAAGATCAAACATTGCTGTGTCAATGTTTACGCCTTTTTCTAATAAGAAACGTTTGAACTCTTGATCAAATTCTTCTACAAGTAAATTTTGCAGTCTTTCACAGTATGTGTTAAATCTTAATTCTTGTATAAATGCTGTGCCAACTCTGCCGTCGTTATAACTTGCTTGGCTATCGTCTGCGCCAGTAGGTAAGTATGAACTTGGTATACGGAGACCACGAACGAGTTTATTAGTAAAGTATCTAAGGTCATCAATTTCTCCTAGATTAGTACCACCTGGTAGTGTTTCAACCTTTGAACCTCTACCTTCTGCGGTTTGTGGGAAGAAGTAATCTTCGTTTGTGCTTAGTGGATTGTACGCACTGTCGATAACATTGGTACCTCCACCTGTTTTTGAAGGAATACGTCTTTGGTGTATTTCTGTTTTTACACGTTCAACAAACTGCATTGCAAGGTGACTTGGCATGTTACCTACATCAACATAAAATACTCTACGTTCTGGAGCTCGCTGTACACGATAGATAATAATTGCGTCTTCTAATAGTTCTTTTTGTTTATATACTTTAAATATTTGTTCTAGTAAACTGTTTCCAAAAGGATAGTTGTTATCTAGTCCTTCTGATAGGCTAAGATGGAACATGTGTTCTGCGTTAACTGCTACTTCACCATCTTCTATAGTAAATCTTGAGCCTGCTTGATTAGGATAGTTACCTACCATTCCTCTAACACCACCTTGATAATATCCGCTTCCGCCACCTGTAATATTACCGTTTGTTTGGTGTGGTTTTGTTGCTACTAAATCTCTAAAATTAAACTGCACGTCTTTGACAACATACTGCTCAGGAGTCTTACCTTCCGATTCATTAACAATAATTCTGTTTACCTTAGCAGGATCAACGTGATATAGTTTTTTTGTTTCTGGATCTCTTAGGAAAAATCCGTCTCCGTATTTGAATACATTACGGAATATTCTAAACATTCTGTTTTCAAAGTTATTGATTTTATACCATTGTTTGAGATACTGTCCTAGTATCTGTACTTCTGAATTTGTAGCATCTTTGTAGAATTTGAGATCAAAATGTGTATCGTTCTTTTTGTTTTTCTGTGTGCAAAATTCAGCAAGAATATCCAATGCGGCATTTACTTCTGAATCTAAATCCATAGTATTGTATTGCCCATATCGTTCTACGCGATTAGGGGTACCTACATATACATCTGGCAAATAACTTGAATAGTTTGAACGAGCTGGTCCAGGCTGTGTTGCACTATTTCTGCCATTGATAGGCGAATAACTGCCTGATGTATTATCACCTGTTGGTACAGGTGTAAAATATTTTTTCCAACTCATTTTATATTCCTACACTGCTCATTACGTTACCATCTAAACCTTTTGTAGCTTTTAACTGTCTACTGGCAACATCAAGCGTTCTTCTATTTATTTCAACTAATTGTAACATGGTTTGGTTCAGATTGTCAAGAGAATCTTCAGAAGTTTCGCCCATTTTGCTTGTAGCAGGGGAAGATGTCATTGCAGATGCTACTTCTTGACCCATTGTGCTAGGATCAAACTTGTTCCCCATGGTTGCCATAGCATTTTGAACGTCTTTTAATCCATTTGGAAATGCACTTAATAGTTGACCTTGAACACTGTCTTTAGGAACAATAGCTTCCAGGCCGTGTGCAAGAACTGCTGTGCCCTTGCCAAAATTTTGGAATCCGCCGGTACCTTCATCGTAACCAGCTATGCCTTTCATCCAATTCCATATTCTTCCTAGATATCCGCCACTTGATCCTTCTTCTAAATTACCTGATTGTTCTTGCTGTTGAAAGTTTGCAGCATCTGCATCAGAAAGTGCTTTTTCTATTTTGGGTGTTACTAACAACGAACCTTCTTTTAAAACTCCTGCTGCTTCTAATTGTTTTCTAATGCCTTCTTTTTCTTCTTGACTAGTTCCTGGAGCGTCTAGTTTTTTCAACATATCAACTGTTTCTTGAGTAACTAGTCCTTGTTCTTTTAGGAATGGCAATAGAGCTTCCATTTTATTTGCAATACCTGTTAAATCTTCGCTAGGAATAACTCCCATAAGATCTCCTACAAATCCGTCAATTTCTTCTTGGGTGAATTTACCCGAATCTTTTATAGAATCGAATACTTTTAACAATGCTTGATTGCTTTGGATTTGTTTTCCTAATTCTTCATTAATAGTAGATACGCTGTTTGCAATAGTTTTTTGACCTTGGTTAGTTGCTATCAATGCATCTTGTCCTACAGCTTTTCCTTGTATTTCTGTTTCAGTTTGTTCTTTTAATCTTTTTAGATTATCTACAAATGCTTCTCTAAATGTGACTTCTTGACCGGTACTGTCTTTAATTTTTTTCATATGTGCAGCAGTTGCATCAATCAAAGGCGCCATTTCTTCTAATAGGTCTGCTTGTCCTTGTGCAATATCACTTGCTTGGGCCAGTGTTGCTAACATAAGTCCTTGCTCACTATCTGCAAATTTTGCAGTTGCCGCGGCCGCTTCAGCAGCATATTTTTTTGCAGCTTCTACATCGCCTGCTTTGTTTGCTTCTGCAGCTTTTTGTAAAAGTGCATAGGCTTCTTGGTTAGTAGCAGCAAAGTTTTTGGTTGCTTCACTCATTGGTGCACCTGTTTGTAACAGATCGTCCATTAAGTCTCCAACTACTTTAGGTGATTTTGCTAGTTCTGCTTGTGCGCCTGCATATGCTTCTTGTGCATTTTCAACACCTTGTTTTTCTAACAAACGCAGTCTTGCTTGTGTTGCACCGTCACGTTGTCGTTCAATCAATTGATCCTGCATTTGTTTTGCGTCTTTACCAGTTAATTTTGCAACTATTTGCAAATTCTTTGCCATTTCTTGAGCTGCTGCAACTTGTTCCATTTCTGTCATACCTGTAATCATTGCTTGACGTCTTGTAAGTTCGGTATTTTTAATAACAAATTCGTTGGCTTCTTCAATGCTCATACCCATGTTCATGAAACCGTCAATCAACGGCGCTGGTCCACTAAACATTGCTTCACTCATGGCTGCAAATTTCCTAGCACCATCTGTAACACTGCCGCCTAACCCTGTGAGTTGCTGTGCATTGTTTGCTACCATATTTGCAAAAGCATCGAGAGGCATTCTTGTGCGAGCAGCCTGTGTTCTTAGATCTCCTAGATTACCGTTTAGGCCTGCACCTACTTTTGAAAGAGCTTGGAAAACGCCTTGTGTGTCCTCTACATATCCAGCAATGCCGCCTATGCCTTTACCAAAGTTTTTGAGCGTGTCGGTAGGTAAAAGAGTAGCAAATGCGCCTGTTACCTCAGATATTCTGCCTC